AGTGCCACTCGCGGGAAAACTGATCTTGATCCTGCCTGTGAAACATGCTGGGTCACTAGCATTGATACCAAGATCGGGGTCACCAGGTAATCCTGAGTATGTGACTTGCAAACTATCACGACCTATAGTAGCCCATGTTTCTTCATCGATGACTAATGTGAATGTGCCAGCACTATTCACTCTGTTAGTGATACTCAATGATATGGGTAATGCTTCTATGCGATTCATCGTCATAGAACCAGTGGCTGTAGATAATGCAAAAACAGTACCTGGTGTATAAGTTGGTGCTGCCCCGCGAGTGTCGCTAATAGTAAAAGTAGTGCTAGTAATAACTTCTTTGACATAGTATGTTGTGTTGATCGCTACGCCACCAAATACTGTGCCGCGAAATTGTACGGGCATACCTACGAATAGTTCTGCTGTACTACTACAAGTCAATATATTTGTACCTGTAGTTGTAGCAGTTATGTCTGTGATCTTGCTGACTAATGGATAGTCTGATATAGTGAAATCATATCCACTGCGACTGTCACGGAAGTTTGTGATGGCTCTGCGAATGATTGTCGCATCAATCGTTGCACCTGTTAAGTTGATTGGCGTAGTGCCTGTCTGCCAACCACTTGGGTAACTTGTGATGTTACTCCATGCTAAGTTCCAGAAGTCTTTCTGGTTATAGACAAGTTCTTGTGCTAGTACTTGTCCATCGAATCCGCCCACTTGATTGAGCGTGTTTTGACTGAATTTTGCCATCTCTGCTTCCTCGCATTAGTGACGCAACACTACTACCTCGCAATGTTGCGTGTTATATCTTATTTATTATGGTACATAAACTACGATCTCACCTGTAGTACTATTATAGTATAAAGCATTTAATCCTGCTATGCTATTGACTGTACGAATTGGTTTTATGAATAATGAATTGGCTGTATTTGAAGTTATCAATGATCCAGTAGCATTAATTATAATTGTATTCTGTGCATTAGCAGAACTATTACTACCTATTGATATAGTATTAGATGAATTTCCAGTAGAATTAGACCCTATAATAATGCATGGACCTGATACACTATTGTCATCGGAATATGCTCCTAAAACAACACTACGGTTACTAGAAGAAGCAAATACTCCTATTGCGATTGCATTCGATCCCGCGGCTGCGCCATCACCAAGACTTATAGCATTATTGGATGATGATGCTTGTGCACCAATTGCAATAGACTCTTGACTAGCATTTGCTAAATATCCTATTGCCGTACCCTCTGAACCGGCTCGGCTCGAATTACCTATTGCGACACCCCTTATTATAGCATTTGCGTTGCTACCTATTGCAACAGCATTACTATTTGCAAAAGAATTTGTACCTAAACGAATAGTAGTATTGTTTAAAATTAAATCAGTTAGATTACCAACACTTGTGATGTTTGGTTGAGCGGCAGTATAAACTGTACCTGCGATTAGTGCATTCGCTACTTGTCCAGTGATATTACCACCTGCGATTGCTGATAAACCACTACCGTTACCTGTAAATCTACCTGTATTTGCTGTGATATTGGCAGCAGTAATATTTCCATTCACTCCTAAACCTGTCAATGTACCGACTGAAGTGATGTTAGGTTGTGCTGCCGTATAAACTGTGCCGGCGACAAGTGCGTTTGCTACTTGACCACTTACATTAGCACCTGCTACACTATTTGCGCTACCTGCGCTTACTGCATAAGTTGCGTTTGCTACTGTGCCTGTGACATTCGCGCCTGTCAAGTCAGTCAATCCACTACCATTACCAGTATATGAACCTGTAGTTAGATTCATGCCGCTGGTGCTAACAGTCACGATATTGGCTGTACCATTTACAGACATACCGATATTGCCTGCGTTTGCAAAAATGCTTATATTACTAGTGCCGCGCGCGAGGTTACTTACTATGTTGACTGCGGTAAGATTACCAGTAAAACCACCTGTGTTACCTTGAATATTAAATGCTCTTATTATACCACTATTTGCATACACATTTGATGCAGTAATATTTCCTGCAACATTCATACCAGTATTTGCAATAACTACAACATTAGAAACGCCAGCAATACTAAAAGTAGCATTGCCATTTGAAGTATATAATCCTAAATTACTATTACCATTAGATAAAAATTGACCTGCGGTTACATTGCTTAATAAACTACCATCGCCTATTATAAAACTACCGGTAATATTACCTACTGCTGTAATAGCACCTGGGGCATTTAATAAATCAGTAGTTCTATTAAATGTAAATCCTGCTTTACCACCAAAACTACCACCATCATTGAATTGTATCTGTGTGTTAGCACCACCTGGCACACCATTACCTGAGACATTGCCACCTGCGGCCCATGTCAAGTTTCCTGTACCATCTGTCTGCAAGAAATAACCATTAATACCACCTGTGATGGTAAGATTGCTTGCATTACCAAGATTTGCTCTAGTAACAACTATGCCTGTGCTTGTGGCAACTAATATGTTAGCATTACCATTGACGCCTATGCTTACATTACCATTTGCGCCATTGACTCTTACATTGCTAGTACCATTGCTTATTTGTGTACCATCACCTATACCTGTCAATTGGCTACCATTACCTAAGAAGTAATTGGCTGTGACATTTCCTGTGACTGTTAGATTGCTTAGATTACCTACACTAGTTATATTTGGTTGTGCGTTAGTCAATACTGTGCCAGCGAAATTAGCATAGTTTGCATTTGCAATGTCAGCAAAACTCAATCCGCCCGCGCCATCAGTCTGCAAGAATTGGTTGAGATTACCACCTGTGATCGTGACATTTCCTACTGCACCTAGATTTGTATCGTTAGTTACTGTTAGGTTTGCGGCAGTAGTAGTCTGTGTACCGCTATTGTATGTCAACCCATTAGCGCCTGCTAACACACCACCATTGTTATATTGAAACTCTGTGGTATTACCTTGCGCACATGCATAACCACCTGTGAACACATTGAGTTGTGTCGTGTTAGGTGTTATGGTAAGATTAAGATCGGTTTGATCAATGATTATCTCAGCCATATTATTGATACCTTACTATAAAGCCTAATGGCTCTCTATTGACATCTGCTAAACTCGCATTTGCTGTACTTTGTTTACTCACAGTCAATGTCACTATGACTAATGTACTATTAGCCGCGTTATTTGCTAAATTTATAGTTGGTGTACCATTACCAGTATTAGTGATATCATAACCAACATATAGATATGCTGTACCGATATTAGCATTAGTCCAATTGGTTACCAATGTATACGCATTAGGTGCAGGTTGAGTATCTAATGTTAGATTTCCTAATATAACTTCTGTATCATTGACATAAGTTACATTATCAACTTCATAAAATTTTGCACTTGCAGTTAATGACCAAGCATTTGGTACTAGTGCATTGGCTGCATTACCATTTGCGTCAGTAAACGATATGGGAAAAGTATAACTTTCTCCGGTATAAATTTCCAGGCATTGCATCTCTGTGCCTGCTATTGTCATCGTTTTCGCGCCGTTTAGTAGTAAACTCATATTCTTGTTTCCTATATATATTTATTATTTCTTTATGGTTGTCTCACTATGAATGAACAAGATTGTATTGTTGCTCTACTGTTAGCACCAATATTTCTAATTGCATATCCATATGCGTCTTGACCACCAAGATATGAAATAGCATCTTGTTTATTCACAGTTACCGGTGTATTTGCTGGACATTCTACAGTATCCATTAAACTAGTAAATCCAAACAAATATGTGTTACCGCTATTAGTATAAATCGGTAGAACTTGTATACTAGTATTTGCATTAGCGGCTACCTGCATATCTAATTCTAATTGTACTGGACGACCTGATGTTAATGTAGGATTCGCATTTGCTGTTTGCAATGCTGTAAAAATATACCAATTATCAGTACCATCAGGCATATTTAAAACTGATGCATTCCATGGATAATATTGACTAGTACTATTTGCTAAGTATCCATTGGCAGTAGTTGATGTACCTTGAAAATATGGATATATGTAGTTTGCGCCTGGATCTGTACCATCAAGATACACAGGAATGTTATATGATGGTGCAGTCGTTAAATCTACAGGAGGTACCGTAACTGCATTACCTATATCTGATATTCTAAATATAGTAGTCATTCTAGGCTCAAATGCATTCACAGTTACATTTCCTAAACCACTAGTAGGAGATATTGTAATAAATGTACCTGCTGTTATTTTACTTACGCCTATTCCGCCACCACCTGCGATTGCACTAGCAGGAATGCTGTTTGGTCTATAACTAGTACCTGGCAATCCACCTCTTGTAGTGTCAGGATTATAGGGCTGTATGCTTGCGCCGCCCCATGTATATGATGCACTACCATCACTATAACGCCCTGCTGTGTCATTTCTAGCAGTAGCACTCCAATAGTATGTGTTGGCTGCTAGATCGTTGACAGTTATAGATATCGTGTTGAAATATGCATTTGCGCTGTCACTATTTGTGAATGGTATGCCACCTGCGCTTTGTATGGTGCGATATAATTGATGCGTCTGCACATTACTATCAGTACCATAGTTGAAATCCATGTACAATACTGTACCTTCATCAGGTACGCATGTCTCAACTTGGAAAGCATCGATGACTGGTGTAGCGATATCGTCTAATGTTGTCACTAATGGAGCACATGGTTTGCTGATCACATTAGGATCAGTCAAGCCTGTATTGTCAGCAGGTACAAAATCTGTGATAGCATTATCAGCATAGACTGTATTATTATATTCAAACGCTTCTATGCTTGCTACCAAACTACCATCTTCTAATGTCTGTTCGCTTACATTGCTGACACGGAACAATTTGTATGGATTCGAAGGATTCGTGCTGATAGGTCCCCAACCATAATCAGGTTGACCTACGCGAATGACATCACCTGCTTCTATCTGTATACCTGAGTAATCTAAATCACAACTGATGACTAAATCCTCACGACTTTGTAACAATCGTCTTGCGGCTAGATACTTTGCTTGTACTGCGCTATTGACTAATGGCAGACTGATGTTCAATCTATTGACTGCTTCATTTGGACTCAATATGTCATCAAAGTTTTGATTGCTCCAATTTGCAGGATTTGTCAAATCGATAACTTGATAATCTGTTTGATCTTTGATATTGTTGTTTGGATATGCGACTTCTACTTGGTTATATGTCTCATTTAAATCTACAGGATTGATCTGTACGCCACCGACGAGATTATTGCTATCAACTAAGAATAGATTTGATTCTGCACCACTGTAAGGTGCGTTCATGATCACGCGCCATTTACCTGTCGCTTCGCTATATTGCAACCAACTATCGCAACTATCGACCATGGTCTGCAAGTTGTTCAAACATGTTTGCGCTGTGTTTACTGCACCATTGATGCGATATCTATAGGGTTGTATCTGTGGATTGCCATTAACATCGATATAACTAACTTGTTGATTGCTATATGCGTCTAATGTAGTTAAACTACCTGTATCGATCTGTGATAATGGTATATTGCATCCATATCTATCATTAGTCAGATAATCTAATATCACAGCACCAGGTCTTGCGCCAAATGCCGCGCCCATATTGTTAGTCAATTTAACATTCAATGCAGGTTGACCTGTAGTACCTGCGTCAGGATTGTACTCTACACGCACGATTGCAAACGCTGTGTTGTTCATCGTTGGGCTCTGTCCACCTGTAGTGTAAACTGATCCATTCCAACGCAACTCACTTGGGAAAATGCCTCCACCAGTACTTGCATCACTCAATATTTGTATAGCAGTTTGTCCACCTGTGTTAACGCCTGAACTTGAACCATTAGTAAACAACCAGATATATATCTTACCACTCATGCGAGTATCAAGTTGTGCAGTACCTAGACCACTGTTGTTTGTGATCAAGCCAGTAACAACACCATTGTTACCAAACTGTACTAGTCTACCATCAAGATATATTCCATTTGCTAGATCATAACTATAATTACCTGTATCAGTTACTTCGGCTAATGATATGCAATACCACATGTATTTTTGATCTTGACTGATCTTAGCATCTGTTGTTGCACCAAATACCCATGCTGATCCATATACTACAGGTAATTTATTATCTGTGCTTGGATTTAATGGTACACGACCACCACCATCGCCACCTGCAGGGGCATCTGCTCCACGCTTTGCTAATAATTTGCTAGCACCTATGCTGATAGCCGCGCCTAATAATGCTTTACCTATGAATGCTCCTGCGCCTGGTATGAACACAGCGGCAGCGACAGCGGCGACTACGCCTATGACTTTCTTAAGTGTTTTACCTATTTTCTTGAAAAAACTCATAATTAATCTCTTTGTATGCCTCGAGGTCCTATCGCGCCACCACCGCTGCCCGCGGCTGCGCTAGTACCTGCAGTAGGTATAGTTTGTCTTGTCTTAGGATCTACGCCAAAGTCAAAATTAAATCCTGCCAGACTGCTTATGTTATTCATGCTACTATCTGTGCTGTCAAAGAACTGCCAACTTTCCTTGTTTGTTTTTCTTCCTGCAATTCTGTTTTCTAACACAGACTTATAACTGCTACAATCAAAAGTGATAGTGTAATTATCAAGTCTTTCTTCACGCTCTTCGCTGACACCATAATTGGTCACGATGCCTGTGAATCTAAGATAAGCATTGCTCAATACCATGTTATTGTTATAGAATCCACGATATATTTTTACTAAACCACCGCGTATCTGACCCTGGCTTTCTAATACTTCATAGATGTTGTTACCACTCACACCACTGATAGCGATGCTAGTATCTCCGCTAGTGACACGGATGCTACGCTGTTGCACGCCTACACTTAACAATCCACCTAATGGTGTATAGACATTACCTGCTATAGTTTCATTAGTATATGCGCTACTGAATGTCAAAAATTCAATCTCATCTGCTGTACCTGTAGTACTTGCAACATTTGCATTTGCTGTGAATATTGTTCCACTAACATTGCTTGTCGCACCTAATGTAGTCCATGCTGTATTACCGCTAGTCTTGATCATATATTCTTGACCAACAATCAAATTACCTGCATCTACTGGCAAGTAATTATTGTATATCACCAATTGCACAAATTCTGCACTAGTGACATTTGCTTTATTATTGGCAACTGCTGGAATACTAGTCGTCATGCTGTACCTACATATTCATAAAGTTGAAAGTCGCTACTGAATTCTATCAATGCGTTGTTGACTACCGTGCCATTAGGACGAACATATGCGCCAGGCACTAATGTGTATGTAGGCATGTTTGGACAGAACATGTTCCACTCACATGCATTGCCTACTGTTATTCCTAATCCTACGACATTGACAGTCAATATGTTTGGCCTATTCGTTGTCACAGTTATCGTGCTACCACTACCTCTAGTAACTCTTGTAGTGCTAGTGAATGGGTATGGATAGTTACCTAATTGTATCAAATCGTTTGGTTCAAAAATGACTGTGGTGCTAGGTACGATTGGTAGATTAGTCAAAACTAATTGATTACCAACAAAACTTTGCACAGCAATTTGATTGCGTTGTTGCAAACTCAATTGACCTTGATATCTAAATATCCAACTCAAGCAATCATTATCGCTGAATGTCACGATCTCTGGACTGACGACATCCATAGTATCTAATGCTTCTAATAGATCACGATTCTGATAATATTGTAAACTAGCAGGCATCTTTAATGTGAAACGCCATGGATTCTTAGTTGGCGTGAGACTGACTCTTGGTATCTCGTTTCTTGTAAACTGTATGCCAGCGACCTTTCTACGATCTATGCTGATCGCATTACATTTGTTTAAGATTGTTTGTAATCCTGCCATGACTTTTTCCTATTATGCTGCCGCGCCATATGGCAATTCTTTTCTTGCCTGATTTGTAGCACCGAACAATGCTTTTCTATTCTCATAGAACAATGTCGCTACAGATTTAGCATCTACAGCATTGATGTTATTATTGTAGTTATAGTTGTTTACTACAGGTTGTTGTTGCATTGGTTGTGAAGACATCATGTCACCTAATTTATTGTTAGGTATGACTGTGCCTGCTTGCTTAGGTATAAACAACTCAGGGCCTTTCTCACCAACGATGCTAGGTTGACCTACTGGTGGACTACCACCTTCAGCGAATCCTGGTAATGGTATGCCAACGCTACCTAAGAATCCACTGATAGCACGGAAGATCAATGCTTTTGCTATCATCTTAGCAAGATCAGCAACGATGCTTCTAGCGAAATCGCTAAACTTAAATTTACCTGTATTGACGAATGTATCGATAGCATTATTGATGCTACCCCATGTATCTTGTACGGCTTTCTGTGCCATATTGATAGGTTTAAATTGTTCA